GAGCCCACGCCAGAATCGTCGGATCGGGCGGATGCCGATAATGCAGCGTCACCGCTTGCGCTCTTTCGCGTCCGGAATGGCCGGGAGATGCTGCACGGTGGCCTCATCGACCTTTGCCGCTTCGGTGCGCGCCTTGTCGCTCATCGAGCGGTCGGTATAGGCGCGATTCGCGGCCAGTTCGGCGTATTCGAACTCCTGACGCTCGAGCGCGGCCAATGCCGCCGCCTTGCCGCCGTGGACGAAGCCTGACCGCTCGTGGCGCTCGCGCTCCGCATCGTCGTGCGCGGTCGCCCCTTCGAAGTCCGGACCAGATTTGCCACGCGTGGCCCGGTAGAGCATCGTGGGATACGCGCGGAACTCATACAGACGCCCCGGCGCGCCGTATTGCGTGAAATTCGCCTCGTGCTTGACGATTTCTTTCGCATAGGCCGACTGCGAGCCGAGTTGAATCGCGCTGCTGATATGCATGTCACTCCTAAACAACCCCGGCGGCGCGTCTCCCCAGACCACGCCGCCGGGTGTGCAAAACGCTACGACATCGTGATGGTGACGTTGGTCAGCGTGCCGCCGTAGAACGACGGGAACAGACACCAGAACTCGTTCACGGCAATCAGTGCGCAGACCTGCTTGCCGCCGGACGCGAACGTGATGGCCGTATCGAAATTCGACCCGGCGTTGTTGATCGCGGCGGCCGGTGCGACAGTATGCGCCGCCGAGCCGTTGCCCGCGATGATGAGGATGGACCCGTCCATGTCCTTCGTCGGATTCGCCAGTGTCATCGCGAGCGCGACGGTGCTGTTGAGAATCGCGAGCGCATCATTGCCCGGCGTAGGGAGCGCAATCGCGCCGTCTGCCGAGTAACTCGCGGTCGTGCGCGCCCGTCCCGCAATCGGGAACGCAATCGCGAGTGACGGATCGGGATTCGACCAATCCGACGCGATGCCCGCAATCACGCTGCACGTCACCGGATGCGCCACCGCGCGCGTGCCGGCTTGGCCGCGAATGACCGGGATGGTCAAGCCGCTGCTGTAGGCTTTCCCGACGAGCATGATTTCTTCGTCCACACGGACGGTATAGCCCGCCGAAAAACCCGAAGCCGAGGCCACGACGATCGACGTGTCGCCCGCCCCGATGGCCGACGTTGCCGTTGTTCTCACAAGGGCCATGTGCTTAGCTCCAGGCTCTGAGCGCGAAGCTCGGAAGAATCGGGGCCACGCCGACGAGCATGTCGCAGCGCCGAGGAAGTTGATCCGTGCTCGCCTGATACTGCTCGACCCACCGCAGCGTGATGCGCGCGTCGGCATCCGTCACGGTCTTGGCGTTCGCACCGGGGAGATTGTCCGGCAGGTCCACCATCGCGAACGCAAACGCGTCCGGCTGGAACACGAGCGACTGCTTCGAGCGCGTCGCCGTCATCGTCGCCCCGACCGCGCCGGTCGCGCCGAGGAAGTTCAGCGCCGCGTTGTCGGCGGGCAGATTCGTCACGGTCTGGAGCTGCCCCGACGCGATAATCGGCGGCGTAAACGCCAGCGTCGCCGTCGACGTGCCCGAGACATCAGCCGACAGCGTGAACTGCTGCAAGAAGCCGGTATCGACGTAGCTCACCGGGTTGACCGCATACACGCCGTCAATCGTGAACACGTCGCCCGCCTTCAGCGCATACGCGCCCATGCCGTCAATGGCGAGCGTGGACCCGGACTGCAACCCGCCTGCGACCGCTGGCGTCGAGGCCGCGAACGAGCCGGTCGTGTGCGTCGGCATGTTCGGGTCGTAATACCAGTCATCGATACCGAGCGCGCCTTCGCCATACTTGCCGCCCATCTTCGACGTGCGGAACATGTCGGAGATCATCGCGGCGGGGTTGAACTGCGCGAGGTTCGCGTTCGTGATGGCGCTCTGCGTCTTCGTGTCGGTCACGGCGCAGAGTTCTTCGGGCACGCCGACCGCACGCAGCAGCGCGACGCCATCCGTCCACGTCAGATTGTCATCGAGCGGCACGCCCGGCGCGCCAATCGAGTAGTAGACGCTCTTGTAGACTTCGGCCCCGGCCTGCACGTCGGCCTTGTTCGCGAGCGCGTAGCCGGCGGGCTTGGTGTAGCGCTTCTGCACTTCCTCGACGCGCAGCGCCGAGTCCGCAGACGACCACTCCATGCCGACCTGATACTGATGGTTGATGCTGAGCGGAACCGTCTGATTCAGGATGCTCTGAATGATGAGCGCCTGACCCTCGTTGACGACAAACCGCTGCGGGATGCGCACCTGGATGGTGTCGCCGAGCTTCGTGGCGCTCCGCGACCACTCTTTGTTCCACTGGCGATCGAACTTTCCGACCAGCTTGATGCTGTTCTTCCAGAACATGGCGACATCTTTTGTCACCCACGTCGGCGAAATAAACGTATTCATATCAACTACTTACGCCCCTCTCCGATTCAGAATCGCGAGTTGCGCATGAAGGTCGCGCCGCTCGCTTTTCACTGAATCCGGCGTCACGTCGGCTGTTCTCTGACCGCTGATGGGCGGGTTCAACGTGCGACGATATGCGAGCATCAGTTCAGCGCGATCTCTCTTGATGACCAGAAACGGCAGAACGGCCGTAATGATGGTATCGAGGTCTGTCGCGTTCGCCTTCCAGCGATACACAGGTTTCCAGCGCATGGAGGCGCGTCCTTCGTGCCTGACGCTACCGCCGAATCTCGCCAGAATCCAATGCAGAAGCCGAGGATCGGTATTGCCGACGTTCAGAGAGCATCCGAACTTGTGATTACCGTGATTGTGGAGAACGAACGACCCTTCGCCGTCAATGATGCCGGCGAGATAGGCGAGTTCAGTTCCTGCCCACGGTGATTGAACCAAGCGAACCTAATATCTCCGTCAACTACCGCCGTCGATACCCGTAATGCGTCTCGTGGTCCGAGATGCTCATCGAGTCATCGCCGGGCGGCTCGTTGCCGGGCTTCAGGGCGCTGGTCCGCACCGGAGTGGGCGGCTGGGGCGCAGGGGGCACAAGTGCCAAGGCGGCCGCTCCGGTCGTGACGGCCTTCGATGGCGTGGCGTGTGACGGCGTTGCGGTGGATGCAACGAGCGATTCCAAGTAGCGGCGCATGACGGCGACCGATTCCGGGCCAGCCTGCGCCGAGTCGTGCATGATTTGCGTGCTGATGTCGGGGTGCTTGCCGAGAAAGTAGTGAATCTCCGCGCTGTGCTCGCTCTGGAGCATGGCGTCAAACATCACCGGAGACACGCCCGATGCCGGATTCGCGATGGCGGTGTCGAAATCGGCGTATCTCTCTCGCGCGGAGGCCAGTCGCGCGTCATGCGTGCGGCGGCGCTCAACATGCGTGCGCTGTTGCGCCTGCGCGGCTTCCTGTTGACGTTCGTGGGCGCGGATCTGCGCGAAACGGTCCTCGGTGCGCGCGTCGATGTAGTCCTCGTATTCGGCGCCCGCGTTTTGCTCAAGCCACGCATCGAACGCGACGAACGGACGCGGCTTGAACGGCTCCGCAGTCGCCGCTGACGGAGGTGTGGTCGTCGGCGGCGTTGACTGCGGAGCCTGCGGCGTGGCTGACGCCGGTCTTGGTGCGCGGAGGGCATCGCGCTCGGCTTCTGTCTCGCGCAGACGCTTGGTCAGTTCGGCGATGCGCCCGACATCCTCCGGCGAGGCTTGCTGGCTCGCGGCACGGTGTCGCGTGCGCTTCGCAGGCGCGGCCGGTGTCTCGGTGGCGGGTTCAGCGCCCGCATCGGGGCCGTGCGCGGCTTCGTGGTCTGCGAGGGATCCGGATTCCTCTACCGCAGGCGTGACGGGTTCCGCGACGGGCGCGGGCGCGTTTGTGTCAAGCATGGAACGTCAAGACTCTACCACGAGTGTCAAGGCTGCCCCGAGTCGGCCTGTTGCTGCAATGCAATGGCGCGGTCGGCGTCGGCCTGCTGCGCCTGCGCGTCGCGCGCGGCCTCGGCCTCGGTTGTGGCGTGCTGACGTCCCGCTTCGGACTCTGATGCGCTGCTCGCCGCACCAGCGGCCCCCATCGCGGCTTCGTGCGCCTGCGCGGACTCCTGCGACTGCTGCTGACTGACCGCGCCGAGCGCCACTTCCTGCGCGTCGAGTTCGCGCTGCATCATCGTGCCGCGAATCTTCAGTTCTTCGATTTGCAGCTTCGTCGCGTTGTCCATGCGCGCGATTTCGAGCTTCACTTGCGCGTCGAGTTTCGCGCGGGCATCGTCAGCCTGGGCCTTGATCGTGGTCTGCTGAATGTCGCCTTGCGACTCGACTTGCTTGGTCTGGATGATTTGCGAGGCCTGCTGCAATTGCTGCTGCATCTGCTGCAACTGCCCTTGCATCTGCGCGATTTGCGCCTGCGCTTCGGGCGGCATCGGCGCATTTTTCGACGCCTCGGCCAGCATCGCCTGAATCTTCGGGTCGAGCATCACTTTCGCGCGCTCGGCCATCTGCGCGTGACCGGGGCCGTCCTGATTCTTGAAATACAAGTCGCCAAACCACGTCATCAGCATCGGCGCGGCACTCAGCAACTCGCCGATGACCGTCGCTTCCTGCTCGCGTCGCGTGTCGTAGTTCTTCGTGACCTTCACGACCACGTTGAACTTCGCGTGCTCGGTGAGCGTGAAGTTCTGCGCGTTCGGATCGCCTTGCTGCGCGGGCTTCGGCACAGGACCGGGCGTGAACGGTTGCCCGACCATCACCGTCTCCGGGTCGCCTTCACCATTCACGATGCGCGCGATGCGTCCGGGACGCGTGCCGTAGACCGGATAGAGCTTGCTGTTGATGACGCGCCCCTCGTGCCGCACGGAGCGCTTGTAGTTGTCCATGTAGTTCGACGTGCCCGCCGCCGCTTGCGCTTGCAGCGCGCGAATCGCCTTGCCCGATTTCAGCGACGCATCCGACTGCTGCCCGAGCGCCACGGCCGGCACGCCCGTCGTCGCCTTGATGCCCTCGTCGAACAACTGCACCGACATCGCGAGGTCCGCGAGTTGCGAGGTCATGTCGCTGCGCTGCGGCGGCCCCACGGGTTGCCCTTCAAGGTCGCGCGTCTTGTAAGGCAGCCACGGGAACGTGCGCGTATTCGACGCGTTCCACCAGTTTTCGTAGCCTTCGATTTGCCCCTCGGCCACGAGATACGGCGGCACCGTCGACAGCGCGACGCGCTCGACCCACTTGCTGACCATCGCGTTATACGCGAACTGCGAATCGCGCGCGGGACGGACCATGCCCTGCGCGCGGCGCTCGTTGTCGTAG